CACCATCTTCTGACATTATCATATATCTTACTTTAAGGTAAATTACATCGGTACTAGTATTAGATGACATATCACTAAATCCTCGTAGACAGAGATCTCTATTGCTACTAATTTGAGTAGTCGTATCTGGTCCTTGATTTCTATTGTACATCCAATCTCCGTTAATTATAGCAGTATTTCTCGGTAAAGCAGTTAAACTACGGAAGTTACCAGTATTCCCGCTATTGGCAAATGTACCTATTCCAAAAGCGGTTGCACCAGTACCTGCAGGCCATGGTATCCTAGTATCACCTCCTACGGAACTTTGAGATTTATAAACTTGTATTGAGACAGGTACTATATATCTGTTAGCACCCGGTGAAGTGACAAGTACTACAGGGTTTGAATATTTATTAACTAGACCTGCTCCTGATAAAGCAAAAGTATCAATCCTCATATCTTCTACTATCTTACCAGCGCTACCAACACCTAAACTAAATGTAGCGCCGTTTACTGAACCTTCTTTACCGAAGAAGTTACCAGCACCATAGGCCCCTATTTTAACAAAAGCATTACCAGAAGAAGTACCATCATCAACAAATAAATTACCACTACCTACATTTAACCTACTACTTTTAATTATATCTCTAGCAGATATATCATCAGTTGATGTAACCCCACCTGCTGTTATATTACCATTAGCTGATATATCTCCAGTTACACTAAAACCAGACAATTCAAAATTAATATCCATTGTAGTAGCAGAAAGTAATGTAGTGGCTAATATTGTATCAGCTTTTAACTCCCCATTTACATTTAAGTTCCCGTTCATCGTCCCACCATTGGCATATTGAACTGCATTAGTACCTCCGCCTGCTGACATCTCAGCATATCGTTTCATACCTCGAACTTCATTCTGAATATTACCGTTTAATTCATTTAGTAATTCTGATTTAACTGAACTTAATTCTGCAGTTTCTATTTTTTCCCTTAAAATAGTTTTATACTCAACAACTTCTTTATTGTTTACCGCAGCTAATAATTGATTATATTCATCATTTTTTGATTCAGAGATTAGCTTTACCTTTTTATTTAGCTGGTTAAATTTAGAATTAACATGCTCAAGAATTGATTTAAATTTTTTATTTTGTTTTTCAATTATATTATTATCAGTTGCAGGTATTTTATCTTTTATTAATTTTAATTGATTTAATTCTTCACTAAACGTATTAGAAAGATTATTAATATTTTCAGAAATAGTCTGCTTATTTTGCTCAATTAATTTACCTGTATGTTGTGAAATTTTTTCATAAATTTCTTCACTTTTATTCTCAATAATACGATTTATATTTTCTTTCGAAAACTCTTTTATATTTTTTAATTCTAATTTAAACTTTTCACTTATATCTGAAACACTTTCTCTTAACTTTTCTGCTTCATTGAATATTAAAAATTTATTATCTTGTTCATTTAATTTAAAAAAATCATATAATTTAGTATCTATTTCTTTATTAAATGTTTTTACTCTATCTTCAAATTCTTCATCTATTACAGATAAAAATTCTTTCTTTTTATTTTCAAATTCATCTAAACGTGATTGGTATATATTAGTATAATCGTTCATTTTTTCTTGAACTTTCCCTTCATTATACCGAGTTATGGTTTCAGCTATCAAAGTATTAACTTCAGCTGATGTATCAGCATTATCTTTAGTTTTACTTAGTTCTTTAAGTTTCGATTCTTCAATAATATTAGGCTCATGAACCGGTTTAAGTATTTTTTGCTGTTCTATAACACCATGCATTAAACTTTCATTTATAAAAATACCTCCTTCTTTATCTGTTTTTAATAAAGCTTCGGTAACATAATGTTTTCCATCCTTTATAATATCGCAAAGTACTAGAGGTAAACTATTTTCTTCTCCGATTTTTTCAAAAATAAATGTTTTACCGTCGATACTACATTCAAATACATCAAAAAAAGTTTCGTTAATAGATTCAACTAAAATTATATTATTTTCTGATTCTGATGGTGTAAATGTACAATCTACAGTATTAAGTTTAAAGTTAGACATGTCTTTAATATTTAATTAATTTTATATTTCATACAAGTTACTTTGATATGTTTAGTTCCTTTTCTGTTAAAATTAAAAATGTATAACCTTTCTTTTTTGCCCATTCATTGGCTGCTTTCCATTTTGCTGTATTTGTCACATACATTTTTTGTTCATATAAAATAGTTTTTTGTTTTTTATATTTAGTTTTAACTGGTCGCTGGGTTTGTTTACTAGGCTTAATTTCAATTAAAAACTTATTTGTATTACCGTTCCTATCTTTAAATACGATAAAATTATCTACAAAGTATCTATGAACTTTACCATCTAATGGGTTAACATATGGAATTATAATATTTTCACTTCCCCAAGCTAATATATTTTCATTTAAATCAGCCCATCGAAAAAATTTTAATTCCCAACCAGAACGATATACTGGTGAACCCTTACCAATATATTTTTTTAAATTAATTGGTTTAAAAATGCCTTGTCTAAACTTTTTATTTTTTTTCATTAATGTCTATAAATATAGTTATGACATTTGAAGAAAAAATCATTAGTAATAGTAAAATTAGACAAAGAAATTTAATGCGACCGGCTAAAATAGCATCCGATAAACCTGATACCGGTGTTACTATTATTAAAAAAGGTGCTTATTATCTTATAAAAGATTCTGCTGATATAACAATAAAGTATTTAACATTAATGTGCTACGGTAGTTTTTCATCTCCAATAGCATCATTAAAAGGTAAATTTACTCAGTCAGAAATAATTGATTTTGTTGGTAGAGCTAAAGAAGAAAGTTATACTAACCAATTATTAAGTGTTATATTAACTGATATAGGTTGTACACAACCTATAACTCAAATTATCGATGATGATAAAACAGATGAACTAGATTTATCATTTACTGATGATGAAGATGTATATGGCGATTATGAAACAGAAGAGGAAGTATCTAAATCTGAAACAACTACAACCTCAGAAATAATAGATATTGAAGATGCAAGTGTAGTTATTCAAAAACTAATCGAAGTATTTAACGCTAAATAATTTTAATGTATAAACTTAAATTGATTATTAGCTTCTTCTGTAACTTTTAACCATTCGTTCCAAGTCTCTTTCAAAGATGACTTTAAATGTTTAACTTCGAATAATAAATCTTTTTGATGGTTTTTATTTAATTTGTTAAGTTCTCGAATTTTTACTTTAATAATAGATGCTTTATTATTGAAAGTTAAAGAAAGGGTTTCTAATTTTTCTTTTAACTCTTTTGCATTATTATCAATTCTATTTTCTATATGCTCAAGTATCATTTTTTTATCTTTATATATTAGGGATTTTTGAATACTTATTTCATTTATTACACGTGGTCTTTTGACTAACTTAATTTTCGAAGCTAACCAAATTATCCATTTAGAAGGGTCAAAATGATACCAACGTATACCATTCCGGTAATCTGCAGCATAAGCATGATGATAATTATGGTAACCTTCACCAAAGGTTAGCATTGCCATTATTGCATTATCAACTGCACTCAATTCTCGTGCAAAAGTCTTAGAGCCATATGTATGACATAAAGAATTTATAAACCAAGTGCAGTGGTGAATCATAGCAATACGTACAATAAACCCCATATAAAATGAAGCCAACGCGCTTCCAGTTAGCATCCACCCAATTATAAAAGTTAATATATTTACCCCAATTAGAAAAAATGAATAATAATTGTGTTGAATCATTACTCGAGGATTTTTTATTAGATCCGCAACTAAAGTACTATCAAAGTTTCGTTTATAATCAAACAACCAAAGAACATGAGCATACCAAAAACCTTTTTCTATTGAGTGAGGGTCATTATGTGTATCAACACAGTTATGGTGAATACGGTGATCATGAGACCAGTTAAGAGCAGACATTTCAAAAGCTAATGCTGAACTGAATAGAATACCCCATTCGAATAAAGGGTTTGCGCAATAAGATTTATGAGCATATAGTCGGTGATAACCAACTGTAATTGACAAACCACCTAAGATATATGTAGTAAGAAATAGTACTATTGCTGTCCATGAAAAAACTTCTATAAAAGCAGGTAGTAAACAAACTAAAGCAATATGATATGCAGCAACAAATAAAAATATATCCCAATTTTTTATTTTCATATATAAAAAATTAACCAACAAAGAATAAAGGTGGGTCTGCATCTCCTTGACCCGGTGCGGACCCTGTCATTAACTGTTGTTCTAATTTTTCTTTCTCTGCTAATCCTTGAGTCATTAAGTCAGAAGAATTTAAACTACCTCCACCAAATAAAGTTACGCTACCATATTTACCTCTAATATTTGCAACTGCCATTTTAGTTAATGCTAATGAATATTGATAAACCCAAAGCTCTTTTAATATATCTCTTATTGGTCTTTCAACGTAGCATGATACAACTCCATAAAATCTTACATTACTACTACTAGCATTAGGTTGTGGGTACATTCTAAGAAGTTGCGTTCTTTCATCAAAACTATATGAACGTTTAGTTGCTAACATTTTTTCTCTAGTTTCGAGCCAATTTTTTAAAGTATACCAACTAATTAAATCAAAACCATAATTACCCATTGCATAACTAAAATATGTTTGTTGTGCTAATGTTTGTTCAATAGTAAACAATGTATTAATACCGGTTGATGAACCTTCTTCAAAATCAGTAACTGCCATTACTTTACGGTAATCCATTAAATCATAATCAAAACTATTAATAAAATTATCACCGTTACTTACTACAGTACCTTTTCTAGTAAAATTATTTTTAACTTGAGGTACAAATAATGCACTAACTGTAGGTACTTCTTTTATAATCTCTTGATAAAAATCACCAGTAAATATATTATTTGCAGAAATACCATTTTGTAAAGCTGAAGACAAACTACTGATAGAAGTAAAAACTGAACCAGGTATACTTGATGTTGTGGTATATACTGTTTCTGAATTGTCAATTTCTTTAGTAAAATCTTTATTTGGTGTTTTTAAATCTTTTTGTTCTTTATAAGTTTCACTGTTTTGAAGAGTAAATAAATCATCTAATTTTATACCATAATCTTTTTTATATAAATTACTATCAAAAATAAGATACTCTTTTGTGTAACCAGCAAACTTACTAAAGTACTCTGTAGCTAAACTAATATTTTCATATAATTGATCCCTATGAATTTCAACATTTATAAATGGGTAACCTAAAGATCTAAGTATTCTATCACTAAGTCTATTAAAATTATCTACTTTTGAATTAAGATTCGTACTTTGAAATCCAGATATTGGAGCTATTTCACACTTTGACATACAATTATTTAATGAATTAGTTAACGGTTATATTAAATAATAATATGGCATCAGGCGATATACATATTTCAGTAGTACCTTCATTATCTACAGTAGCATCTTATACAAGAGTTAACCCATATGGAGGTACAGATACATTAACAACTAAAAGTATTAGTAATGATCCGACACTTTTATCGTTATATATTAACGAGCAACAAACTGCAAAGTCAGCCACATTATTACAAGTTTTAGATAGTGGTAATCGTTTAACTTTAGTTCTTAAAGAAAGTTAATTTAAACTTCAGGAGCTGGTTCTTCAGGAGCTGGTTCTTCAGGAGCTGGTTCTCCAACATCAGCTGGCCCCCCACCGAAATCAGGTGGTGTTTCTGCACTAACATCACCTGCAGGTGCACCTCCTAAATCTGCTGCAGCCTCTGGAGCAGCAGCTTTTTCGATATCATCTCTCCAGCTTGGACCACCAGCACCAATTTGCTGTATCTCCCATTGGAATTCAGCATCTTTACGTAAGAACTCTCTATTAGCTTTAATATCAACATCATTCCATCCAAGGTATCGTTTTTGAGCATATGTATTAGAAACAAATTCATTAGACGCTAATGAGTTAAAGTTTGTAGCTTTAAGTTCTAACTTTTGACTTTCTCTTAATTCATAAAAATTAGTAGGAACATTAAACTCTAAATGTAAATTCGGCGCTTTAAGATTATATTCTGCAAATAACCCCTTTAACTTAAGGTGTGTAATAAAGCCATTTTTAAGACCTGATGCAAATTGCTGTTGCATTCTAATAATAAATTTAGCAAACTTTAATTCTTCTCTTAATATTTCAGTACCATCACTAAACTGACTATCAGGGTTTAATCTATTGAGAGGCACTTTTAATGCTTTATATAGTTTATTAACAAAATACATTAGGTCAGCTAACTCACCTAAATTAGCACCTCCAGCTAACTGAGTAACTGATGTACCTTCTGAACCTTGTCTTTTAGCAAACCAGAACGAATCTAGCATTGATTGAGGGTTAAACTTTTGAACTTGACCGGATTGATTTGAATCAAAAGTCTTTTTACTCCAATATTCTTGTATTAGCTTTCTAAGATATGCTTCAGCTTTAGGCGGGGCCATATTACCTACATCAACATTAAAGACTAAACGTTCTGGGGCACGAACAAGTCTATATATTACTATAGCATCTTCTACTAACGAAAGTTGTCTATACGCTCTTCTAGCATTTTCAATAAAAGGTAATCTAAATGTTTTATCTTGATTCCAGATACCTGAATTTATATATGATATCTGATTTTCATCCATTGGTATAAAATCAAATTTTTCAATTTTTTCTGGTTTATTAGGATCAAAAATAGGTTTTCTTAAAATATAACCTTTAATAATCATATTATTAATATTATCATATATCGGGTCAATTAAATCCCCAGGTAAGATAACTGCACCAAGTATACCATCTTCTGTATAACCTTTGTGAATAATATGCTCAAAATAAAGCTCACCTTCAATTAAAATTTGTCTAAAATATTCAAAACCTTTTTTCTCAAAGTCGAAATAGTCGATATATTTTTCAAATTCTTCTTGTATTTCTACTTGCTTTATACCATCTAATTCAGTATTTCTAAATTTTAGTTTTACAATACTTCCGTTTTCATCTTTATTAATACATTCATCGCAGATCTCATCTAACGCATCACTAATTTCAGAAAAAGCTGCCATTACTCGGTAATCTCTTAATCTACCTCCTTTATTTTCTTCTACGTTAGCATAAACTAATGAGTTATAATTACCATCAATAGCAATTTGACCACTACCTGTATTATTAAAATCATTATTATAAAAAACAGAGTTTTTAGCTAAAGCTTCTACTCTTCTCATTCCAGTTTCTTCAAAAGTATTATACTGAGGATTTAAATCTCCTAATACTTTATTAAAATCTACGGATTGATATGGTAGTTTATTAACAAGATTCTTTAAAAAACCAGATTGTCCTGAATTATTTTGTTGATCGGCCATTATTATTATTATTTAATACTTATTCTACTTTAATAAAGGTGCTATTACCACTATATGTTTGAGTTACTAATGTATTATCACTAAATGCATATCCTGCTTTATTATAAGGTATAAATCTAACATTACCATTGCCTGCAGATAATGATGTAGGTAAATTAAAGCTTAAAGTAAAATCATTTACTAATGTAAAGGGTATAGATTGACCTGATATTGATGGTTGCCTACTAGTAGCAGGTAATGATGTAAGCGATGTATACATACTACTATCTGTTGAACTAAATAATACAGTTTTAGTATTTGTGAAACTACTACCATTAAGAATTACACTACCTGAAAAATCGTCACCTAAAGTCAAATCATCAAATAATTTAACACCGTCATAAAAAATATCTGTAATAAATGGTGAACCTGACACTTCAATTGATTTTGTTGTAGTTACTGACCCAGAAGAAGCAGATAAAGATTCATAATTATCATAATATTCTAAATTTGTTTCAGAGGTAAAATTCGAATCAATAAAGAATATATTACCAGATGGATCATCAGTATCTTTAAATAACCAACCCTTAATTGTAAATGATGTATCTGCAGTAACCCTTGCTTTCTGAGTTGAATTTAGTTCAGTGGGGTAATTCATACTAACGTCTCCATTCCATAATACTTCACTTCTAATTTCTTGATCAACGCTTAGTTTAAATTTTTCAGGTATTTTCCAAGATATAATAACATAAGGGTTGCAGAAAGGGACAAAATTACTTAATATTTGGTCCATATCAGTTTGATATCTAGTTAAAACAGAAACAGATAAATCGATATTAACCGGTACAGGGGATTTAATATGCCTAGATACCGTTTCACCTCCAACACTACCTTGATAATAAAAACCATCTACTTTATTGAAAACTCTAGTTGTATCTCTAGAGATTTTAGTTACATTAACCGATACAACTGGTAAAGTTAAAGTTTTATTTTCGTTAACGAGATCATATAAGACCCGTTGTTTAGGTGCATATATATACCTAACATTAATTTTATCTTTTTCAACCCTATCTCTGTTAAACCTGCCAATGACAATATCATCAAACGCAGCAACAAACTGCGTAAGCATATCTTTAATTTCGAAATAAAATGGTCTAGCCTTCACTTAATTATTTATCCCAAGGAAACTGTAACCAACTAGTAGTATACAAAATATTACCAAAAATAATATTTTTATTAAATTCTGAACCATCTCTCATCACTAAGCTTGCATATAATATATTATCACTATCTATATTATATTCAGACTGAAGAATAGAATTTACTGCTGTAAAGGTTCTACCACTATCATTTATATCATCAACTACTAAAATTTTAGAATTTTTATTTAAACCGGTAGGTTTTTGATAAACTATTGTATCTAGATATTTACCATCATCTTCTCTTGTACTAATCCCTAAATTATAAAGATTATATATATCTAGCTTATAACTTAAAGTAGCACCTGGTATCAAACCACCTCTACCTAAAGCAATAATAGTATCATAATTAATTTTTTTACTCTTTATTTGATCTGATAAACATTCAACTAAAAAATCTACGTTATCCCAATTTAATTTTAATATATCACCCACATATTAATTATAATATATAAATTTCAATAATCAAGTAATTTGTTCTATAATAGATGTATATAGATCTATCTTACTTTTTAGTACAGCACCTGTAACATTTCTATTAATTAAATCGTGTATATCATCTTTTAATCTATCTAGAAGCTTACTTGCTTGACTGCTGTCAATTACACCATAACCTTTAATAATCATTTCTTCATCACTAATACCATTTGGTACAAAAGCAGCTCCTTTTACTTTAGCTGCTGAAACAGTGGGTATATTATACTTTTGATATGATTGTTTGCTTTGATCGGGTGTATATTTACCATAATTTTTATCATTATTTCTTTGTTGCATAGAAGCTATACCCGATTGATTGAGGCTTTGCTCATAAAGGTTAAAAATTTTGTTTTTATCACTCATTATTATTATTTAATATAAGAAAATTTAATAAATATATTAAAATGGAAAAGCCTATTA